CCTTGCTCGGCTTTCCCGCCTTGCGCATAAGATCATTGAGAACCGCAATGGCATCAGACACCGAATCATCAGATACCGTGGAAACGTACTGAATCGGTTTTCCAACGGTATAGCCCACGCGAAATGCAACTATGGCGTTCGCCCGGTTCTCGGTGATACGTGAGCATATTTCGGGCCGTATCTCCTTCACACGCTCCAAAATGGGCTGACAGCCCTTGTAATACTTGTAGAGGTATTCAATCTCCGTCCTGTTGGCTTTATGGGTAGTGTAGGCATCAGAAAGAACGGCTAATACATTGTCAGCCGTGATAGCACTCTCGCTTGTGGTGATAACTCTGCGTCCGAAATAACCCATAACCTCACTCCTTGCTAACCTATAGAGACAAAAGGCTACGTTTATCTCCCATAGCCGGGAATAGGGATTCCAAATTTTTATGAAGAAAGAATGTAAAAATAATCCTTTTACTACACTTAAATTCTACGAAGTGGCCGATAGAAATGTCCATAGAAGTAGGCCCATCCTGTCTGACATTCGTTGTCTATATGTCCTGGATAAGCCGATAGAAAAACGCTATTTATTTTTCGAGATTCAGGCAAAAAATCGAACAAAATATCGAACAAGGTAATCGGATAAGTATTCGGAACTTCTGTCGGAAGGGTATTCGGTTAATCTGTCGGATAGGTATTCGGATAGGTAATCGGTTGCTCTGTCGGAAAGGTAATCGGAAGGGTATTCGGAAAGGTACTCTAATAACCGACAGATCGTCCGACAGAACTTCCGTAGGAACGTCCGACAGAACGTCCGAGTATAACAAATAAAGAAAAGAATATATAATAAAGATAAAAAAGAAAAGAAACGCGCGCGCGAGAAGCCGACAATTAAACCACATAAAAACACCCCTAACTCTTGCACCTATACGGTGCAGAGTAGGGGATAAAAGGAGAACGAAAATGAATTAAAACCGTCTGCGTACAATATCGACTCTTGCCATTCCGTTATTATTCATATCACATAATCCGGCGAGACTATCCGCTGCATCATCATGTAAATTCTTCTGAGTGAAACTAAACGTCTGCAATTCGTTGATGAACAAATCATACTCCCGGCCACGATCCTTATCACGCCGGAATCGTATCTCTCGAATGTCTTGCTGGAACTGTTCTATCTTCGATAATTTACTGATTGTGTTCGGCGCACGTTTGGAAGTGACGTTGCAGCTATAACCGATCTCTTTCAGTTTTGCGCTCACTTCATCGGCATAACTCTGTCCGCCTACATTCGCTTCAAACCTTACCTTCCTTACGGCATCCTTCTGTAATCGAGCCGCAACAATCGGTACGGTCACGCTCTTGTCTTTTCTGCTAAACACTACATCATGGATATAAACCTCATGCCCGTACACATACGCTATCGGCATTGACAGGCTATCGCCACCACCAAAGGCCACATCGCAGAACGCATACACATTATCCGGCTCTCCATCAGGAAGTACGCCATCATACCATGTAAGCTGATCCTGGGTGAACGGCATACCCTCTTTTTGAATACCGCGCTGCAAATACAGACAGGAGAATGTCACGGGATCGAGCTTCTCACGAATCTGCGCTATCTTTTCATCGGTGTAACAATCCTCACAATCATAATGGAAGTTACTATGTCCTTCTTCGTCACATACCGGGAACGCATAGAAGTGATACCCTGGCTCACCTTCATACCTGATTTTTTCTCGGCTTATCGGATCATAAATAGACCATATTGTACCGAGCATGATTTCTTTGACATTCTTACCTATCTGTCGGGTGCTGATAGTGTCGGTATAATTGGCGTAGAGTGTTTCCAAACGTTCAGGACTTCTCGCTTCTTCGGCATTCTTAACCAAGTCATCCGTAATCATAAATGTGTCGGCTCTCGTTCGACCCGTGATAGAGCCACCGATACTGCACATATTGAAGGTCTGTGCATCACCCTTACGACGATAACCGATAGTATTGTACTCGGCTGACTTTTCCGGCTTACCAATCGGGAATATCTCCTGAAAGTTATACTCATCCCCGCTTGTCATATCTATCACGGCGTCCATCATCATCTTTACCATTGAATCGGCATAAGAAACGTACATATTCTTGCTTTGAGGATATTTACCCATAATGTAACACATTAAGAATTTTATTAAGGTGCTATTATGTGTGGGAATTAATGTATCACTGACTAAATACATTCCGTCCTCTACTTCAATGCAATTTCCTTCTACGGGATTTATACGTTCAACAGTTTTAATCGGATAACGGGTATAGCGGGTGTCTGATATATGATTGCGTTTTCGCTCCAATACACAAGGTATCTCTATGGGTGCATTAAACCATATCGCCCACGCACCATTACTGCTCTTGACGGTTCTCCCATGAATAATATGTCCAACGGAATTTTTACAACGATAAAGCGTTACTCTCCATCCAAAAGTAGAGATTAATCTTACCACGGCATCTTTTAAACTATCTTCGGCAGTAGTAAAGCAATATCTATTTGTTTTACTCTGATACGTTCCGTCTGTATCAAGTAATCCGGCGAGAAGCAATAATCGTTGTTCAATGCTTGCAGTATAGTATTCGTCAGGAATAGTTTTGGGTATTCTTTCGGCTTCGGAACATAACCCGATTTTTCTTAATCCCTTACGCAATTTCTCGAAGGAATAGAAATATGTGCCGGAGCTACCCGAAATAGCAAAGGTATTCTTTAACGGATAACCGTCTTGAACAATACGATCAATAATCGCATAATCATATTCGGCATTACATATTCTCGGATTTTTGTTTTCTCCATCTCCAAGCCATGCACCCAAAGTATAAGGCGCAACAGGCAGTTCTTTTTCTTCTCCAACAATAACAGGCGGTTTTGATACGGAATATTCTTTTCCGTTAAAGAACTCTGCTGTTTCGGCTATTCTCCATCTGCGTGTATTGCGACCCCTATCCCAAACATACCACTCGTGTTGTTCGTGACAAATTATCTCGGTTTCATTACCAAAAGTAATCTTACAATCAAGCATTACTTTCGGAAATACACGTAATACTTTCTTGAATTTCCCATCGGCCCCAATCACTTCATCCCCAACAGATAAATCCCCATGCTTTTTCCACCCCTTCCGCGTCAAAACGGGTGTATCATTTGCAAGTGCCTTGCCACATCCCGGTGGAGTAGACAAGGTTAATTTATGTCCGCGCTCTTCTGCCATGAATTTTTCAATCGCGGTACATACCCCAAACTTTTCTTCAAGGATTTTCCTTCTCGGCAGCCAAAATCTACTATTCGGGTTTCTATCCCATTCCATCGCGATCATGAAATCGTCGAAACTATACGGTGCGGTAAACATATAACTCCTACGGCTTAAATCCAGACACCTTACATCCCCGCTTGTCTGCATTTCATAGATCATCGCATCCCGGAAGTCCTTTACTAGAAACCGCCCGTCAACCATATCTTCCTTATATACGGCTTCGACACATTGTATAGCCGTATCAAAGATTCGGTTTCGCATATAGCTCTTGTATGCCGCAATCAATTCTTCTTTTTCGGTCATGTAAGTTCTCCATATAATTCATTGTAAGCATCATCAAACGCCTTTAGTGTTTTGCTGTCTATTCTCGCATCACATAAAGCCGAACGTAAGGCATCGTAAGCGTCGGCCCATCCCAATTTATATGACATATTAGATTGTTCATCTAAATGGCAATCATTATAACCATTATCATATCCCGTCATATATGCGCTTTCGAGAATAGGCATAATCGCCTTCTTTACATCAATATATGCAAGAGCATCCTCTATACCATCATAAGAAAAGTGACTATCACTCATTCCGCATCCCCCTCTCGCATATCAGCACCACATTCATTACAGAACTTATCTATCGATATTCCTTTATCATCCAACAAGGATTGTATATGCTGTTTGAAACTATCTAAGTTATTATAATTCTGCCCTTTATGCAGGACATTTCCACATTCAGAGCAAACAATAGCGAAGGTGCTTACACCTATTATCTTAAATTCCCAATGCCCCTTCGGTCTTTTCAGCGCATCTATAGCCATATCAATAGCGGCTTCTTTTTCTTCTTCGCATATACCGAAACCATCTTCCTTTATAGCCTTTAGGTATCTTATCGCTTCTTCGTTAGTCAGCATTCTTACACCCCCTCTTTGTACGGTTCAGGTAACGGCATCCACGCTACTACATGGTTACTTGCTGTTTCATCATCAGGACACCATGAGTGCGAGTTTTTTAAGATAAAATAGTCGCAAATCATCATGTATTGCAACCTAGAATCTATGGGATTAATAATATACGTTAAATATCGTCCTCCCTTCTCCGGCAAATGTTCATTAACAGGAATCCACTTCGGTCTTTCGGATTCTACAGAGGGTAAACTCTCTATAGACGTAAGAGCTACTAATTCACCATTTTCATTTCTTACAGCTATACACCTCGCACCTAACTTATACATAAATTCTCTGCTAACACAATCACTCATTCTTACACCCCCTCAACTTAGCCATGCACTCATTCAGAATCCGCCTACGATCATTCTCCGAACGCACACCATCAGTAGGTAACGTTATCAGCGTTCCTCTCGCATCCGTCTCTACCAGCTCACCAATCGGCTCTCTCGAATACTTCTGCCATGTGTCCATTACCTTTTCTTCCCCCATATAGAAGAAGCCGACAATACCATAATACACTTCCCCATCTGTTACATCAGCGGCATCTACCTCATGTTCCTCTACATCACGCCCATACCGATCCGCACAATACAACTCAGCTTTCTTCTTCTCCGTAAATATGTTCTCTATCTCGTCATTGATATGGTTTCTCACAATATACACCTTCATTCCAGATCCCCCTTTATCACGATCCCGTTTTCTACCTTCTCGACTTCGCTCTCCGGCACTAGCATCAACTGATATCCACAATTCTCGGCTATCCTCGCACCAACCC